ACCTTTGGTTTAAGTAAAGCTAAACCTAAAGCTAAAAAAGAAGCTGCTTACGCTATCGTATTAGATGATGATATGTTAGTTGAAAGAACAGTTCCAGTAAGTGAGTCATTAGGTAACAACTTGCCAGAATCAAATGGTAATGTTAATGAAAAAGCTCCTGTTACTGTAGAGTTATAATTGTTAATGACCCAAGAGTTTATACTCAAAAGAATTCAAGAACAAAACGTGTATATTAAGCAGATAAGTGAGACACATTTGTCTGAGATCAGAAAGGCCGAGATCATAGCCTCGGCCACTGGTCAACTAAACTATTTCGAAAAAAAATTACAAGATGGCAAAATCAAATCTTGAACTTTTAAAGGCTTATAAAAAGTCTAATAAAGATCGTAAGGCTAGAATCCTTACGTTAGCCGGTTATAAAACCGAATCTGCATATCTAATAGCACTTGCTAGTACAACACCTGTTGTAACTGGTGCTAAAGCAACTCCTAAGAAAGCTGCAAAAAAAGCAGCTCCTAAAGTTGTATCTAAAATCAAAGCATCTCGTATAAAACAAACTATTCATAATGTATTTATTATGGATGATTCTGGATCAATGCGTGGTGCAAAGTATGAAAATGGTGTAAAAGGTATTCAAGAATTGGTAAAATCTATCAAACAAGATACTCTAACTGATAATACAATATCTATTATAGATTTAAACAGAGGAAGAGTTATCTGGATGGAAAACCCTAGAGATGTTATATACAATGGACATACTCGTTTAGGTGGTACACCATTATTTATAACAATCGGAGAAACTATCGAAAGTGTTTTAAAGATTGTAGGTAAAGAACATAAAGTATTATTAAACATTGTAACAGATGGTGATGATACAGATGGTTTCGGTAGATTCAGAAACTTACCAAAAACATTAAAATTAGTACAAGAGAAACATAACTTTACTGTAACATTTGTAGGTACACAGTACGATGTTGAACGTTCTCAACGTAACTTAAATATTGATGCTTCAAATACATTAGTACATGATAACACAGGTGCTGGTATGACAAGAGCATTCGCAAAAACAATGTCTTCACGACAAACCTTTTCATCTAATGTAGCTGAAGGTCGTGATGTAAAAGTAAACTTCTATAAAGAAGTAGGAACCCTTTAATCAAAAACAAATGGCAGAAGTAGTAGCAACAACAACAAAGAAAGCAGCAGCAAAGACTGGTGCAAAAAAAAGTGTAAAAGTAGTAGGAACTGTAGCGAAGTCTACAACAAGTACTAAAGTAGAAAAAAATGACGAAAAATCAACACTAGGTAACCTAGGTGTAAAGTCAAACATCCTTGATTCATTCGTATTCATGGATGAAACAAAAATGGCTTTGGAAATTTCTTTCAATAACCAAAAGAATGTTATTCTTTATGGTCCAGGTGGATATGGTAAATCAGAATATGCTCAAGCATTTCTAGAAGATAAAGGAGTAGAACCATTTGTATTTACAATGGGTACTGGTACAACTACAGACCGTTTATTCGGTGGGTTAGATTTACCAGCATTTAATACAACAGGTAAGATCCAATACTTAATCGAAAACTCATTCATGAACTATGAATATGTTATTTTCGAAGAGTTGTTTGATGCTCCAGATTATATCTTAGAACAGTTGAAAGATATCTTGAGTTCAGGTAAGTTAAGAAATGGTAGTCAAGTATTCAATATTAAAACAAAAGTTATTGTTTGTTGCACTAACAAAACGCGTGAAGAGTTCTCAAAAACAACATCATTAAAAGCTTTAATGGAACGTTTTCCTTTAGAACATAAAGTAATCTGGAAAGATCACAACCGTATTACATACGAAAAGTTATTCGTTACTAAAAACGGATTTGCTGATCCTATGTTAACATACATCCTTGAACAATATGCTGGTGCGGGTAACATTATTAGTCCTCGTATTGCTATTGCTGCCGCAGACATCATTGCACAATCAGGTCCTGAAGCTTTAAGCTTTATTGCTGACTTTAGTGTTAAACCAGAGTTGTTAAAAACTTCGGTTACTAAGTTCAATGGTGTGATTGAGATCAGTAAGAAAACTCAGGTAATGTTAGACCTTGTTAAGAAGTTCGAAGCAATGCCTAAAATTACTGCAGATGATCTTAAAGCTGCTGCAGAAGTAAACAAGCAATTGTTTGTGGAGTTAACTGCATTCAAAGCTATCAAAGCTGATGATTCTTTAGCCTCAAGTTCTGCTGAAACAATCAGTAAGTATACAACTATTTATGATAAACATAAAAAGGTTGTATCTGTAGTTGGTATGTTAGAAGATTTTGCAGTAAGTAATAACGATACATCTGAAGGATTCTAACAATGGGAAACGGGATAGGTTATACAGCTTTCGAAAGAGGATACTCTAAGAAAGCTGCAACCAAAAAATCCTCGAAAAAGGGAAGTAAGAAAAATACAAATTACTATGATGAAGATTATTATCATCGTGGTAATAGCGGTGGTTATTATGATAGAGAATATTATAACAACCCGTATTATCAAAACAACTGGAGTTGGGGGAGTTTTGGCGGTTCGTCAACATTAGAAGACAATGATTCAGGATTGTATGTAAAGAGTCACGAAAGTTACTTTACACCTACACATACTGAGATCATGTACCGACTTAATGGTAGCAACAATACTTACGATAATAGAAACTTAGTCAAAGAAATGGCTAGGTTCTTTTACTACAGAATGCTTGGTGAGAAGGATTACTTTGAAACAAAGTATAAAGATCTTACTAAGTTGTCTGAATCAGATATCGTAGCCTTGTCATCTAAGAAGAAATTCTACAATGACTTATGGGATAAGTATATCCCAGGAATGTCTCCATTAGAAAAAGCAATTGCTGTTATAAATGAGCTTACTGATTTAGATCCTAAATTGGATGTAAAGCAAGCTCAAAACTTAGACAGAGCATTAGAAAAGATGCGTTTTGATGAGAAAACTTATGGTGATCCTATTTATAATGAACTATTAGATGTAAGCGAACTCAAAAATCGTAAGATGAATATTTTATCTAAAATATCTATGGTTCAGAATCTAGGATCTGAGTTTAAAATCGAGAAAGAAGTTGAAGAAAAAGTAGTTGATAACTCTCGAATATTAGCTCAAAGAATCATGAGAGATTATTCTCAAATCGCAAATGTTCAAATGTATCAAAGACTGTTACCAAACTTTAATAGTAAGTTGATAACTAAAGATCTAGTAGTAGATGTTCATGTTGATAAAACAGAACATAAACAAAAGATTATTATGTTATTAGATTATTCTGGAAGTATGAATCAAGTGGATAAACAGGAATGGGTTGTAGCTATTATGTTAGATCGATTGAGACATGCTATAAAAGAAGAAGCTGAAATATTCTTTAGTTACTTCTTACACAGTGCTGACTCTTTAAAGTTTACTCATATCTATAATAGAGATACCGCTATCGAGTTTTGGAGTAAATTCTCTACAAGACCAAGTGGTGGTGAAACTCGTTTAGGTGATATGGTAAACAGAATCGGTCAAGATATTAAAGGTGGTAAATGGTTGGTAAATCTACCAATAGATTTGTCTAAAGACATGCCTGAGATTCTTGCTATCAATGATGGTCAAGACAGTATCAAAACACAAAACTTTACATACAAAACTAATGCTATATCGTTATTTCAAGATAATGGAGAGCTTAGAGACTTATGTATAAAAAATAAAGGTAAGTATGTTGTAGCCAATACAGACTCAATGACTACTTACGACGGTAAATCAGTATTAAAAATTAAACATTAAAGATGAACTTTAAACTATTAAAAAAAGGCGATGTCCTTTCAGAAACACAGTTTTATACTGTAGAAGCCATTAATGCTGGTAAAGTGCAATTAAAGAATGATCAAGGTACAAACATCGTAGTAGATAAAAACTATGCTGAATCTTGTTTATTATCTGCAAACCAGTTTACTAAAGATGTAACTGTAAACAAAACAGAAGCTGCAGCTAAGTTCTTAGCTAATCCTGATGTTGCTATTACAGTTAACTTTAACAAACAAGTTAAAGAAGCAGATGTTGTAAAAGAAATCATGGATACCTATGGTAACTCAACACCAAAAGAGTTTGAAACAAAACTTAAGAAAACCATTAAAACTGGTTTAGTTGGTGAAGCTCGTACCATGGTAGGAAGACATAACGGTGAGTTAAATGACTTAGGTCGTGTTAGCTTCATCGATATGGAAGAAGTACGTGATGCAGGTAAAGATTATGATACTCGTACAAGATTAGTTGATCCAAGAAGTATAAACTTTTTCATAGTAAAAGGAATAAAATATACTGTAAAATAAGTATATTTGCTTATGATCAAGTCTGGTGTATATATTATAACAAATCTAATAAACAAAAAAGTTTATATAGGTAAGTCTATTAATGTATATGCTAGACTTAATGATCATAAAAGGTCTCTACTTTCAGGTAAACATAATAATCATCATTTACAAAGATCTGTAGATAGTTATGGTATTGACAACTTTACATTCGAACTTCTTGAGGAATATCCAATAGAGTATATTTGTTCTTTTGAAAATTTTTGGTGTTTATTACTCAATACTCATAACAAAGATTTTGGCTTTAATATAAAGCCAACTTCGCCTACTGGTATTAGTAATCAATCTCAAGAAACTAAAGATAAAATAGCTATATCAAATACCGGTAGAGAATGTTTAAAATCTACAAAGTCAAAAATAAGTAATAAGTTGTTATTAGCATACTCAGAAGGTAGACATCCTATTGCTAATAACATAGAACATTATAAAAAAGTTGCTGCTAAAAATAGAGGTAATAAGTATTCAGTTGGTAAGAAACTAAACATTAAACAATTAGATTCTTTGCTTAAAGGAAGGCTCGAAAAAATCAATAAAAGAGTATTACAACTGTCTGAAGAAGGAACTATTATAAAAGAATGGTACTTAACAACAGATGCTGCTGATTTTTATAATGTTAGTTATAAGGCTATATGGAAAGCTATTAAAAATAATAGTAAATCCGTTGGATTTTACTGGAAGTACAAACAATAACCCAAAAAGTATGAAAAAACAATTAGATCAAGTAGCTGAGTTTCATGAGAAATTCAAGGTTGGAGACGGAACATCTCCTGTATTATTAAGTCCTCAAGAATCTCTTTTGAGATATAAATTGATGAGAGAGGAAAATCAAGAATATCATGATGCTTGTGAGAAAGGTGATCTGGTTGAAATAGCCGATGCATTAGGTGATCAGTTATATATCTTATGTGGAACAATCCTCAGACACGGTCTTCAACACAAAATTGAAGAAGTGTTTGCGGAGATCCACAGAAGTAATATGAGTAAGCTTGGAGATAACGGAGAACCCGTTTACCGAGAAGATGGTAAGATCATCAAAGGCCCAAACTATTTCAGACCACACATCGCACTTGTATTAGACTTGTAATATTATGATAACACTAGAAAAAAGTTCAGATTGCCCGAAATGTAAGAAAAAACTAGATGCAGCTTCAGCTGTAGATGGGCAGGATCAATTACCAGTTGAAAATGATATTACTATTTGTTCGGGTTGTTCAGCTGTATTAGTTTACCAAAAAGACTTATCTTTGTCGGAACTATCTGAAGAAGCTATTGAGGAATTACCTCAAGAACTGAAAGATCAGATAGGAACTGCAAAAGACTTTCTTAAAAGATTCAAACCAAATGAAAACAGCAACTTACCAAACTAAAAAAGTATACGTTCAATATGTTGCAGAAAATGCAGCTTATATGTTGGTATCGTATAGTGAAGATGGAACCAAAGCTTTTAAAGTAGATGCTTCCGAACTTACTGATCTCAACTTTAAAGTTGAACCTATTACTTATTAAAAAGAGGGCTTTATGCCCTTTTTTTTCCGTCAGCTACAAAGCTATGTGTTATAGATGTGCTTGTGGATCTGTTCCATTAGCAAGAGTCTTCCTTCAATATCTGTATGCTTATTGATTCTGTAAAGATGTGTAGGGTTTTCAATGTCTATATCATCTAACGATTCTACACCATGAGGGTAATGTCTGTTATCAAGTACTACTTTTTCGTTATCGAATAAGTATCTGCTCATAACTCTTGCATCAACTCCACTTCCTTCTGGATATTTATCAACCAACAATTGTACAATATCTCTTGATATCATCATAGAGAATCCTTGTACATGACCTGTACTTTTAAAGCATTCAGGATAGGGCCCAAGTTGACCTGCTATTGTATTCAAAGGATTGAGTTGAGAATACATATCTAACAGCTGTTCTTTTACCACGTAACTGGTTGAGTTAGTTCTGAACAAATAGTCCCAGTTGTGTTTTAAAGCTTCCCTGAAGGCTTTAATCATCTTTATATAGGTATGTTCTAGATCACCAGGACAGTCGATTCCCCATTCGTTTGATTGACCGTCTCGGGTTTTTCCATTGTAGTAAAAGAACGTTTCGACACCCGGAACAGATATACTGTCCCAGGTTTTCTTTTGCATGTCTATAAAGGGTTCGTATCCGTCTTCTAGATGACTTAATACTAATATTAATACTTTCATATTTATTTAGCTCTTGCTTGTACTGATTGGAAGTTTTTAATAGCTGTTGCAGGATCAAGTGTATTACCAGTTAATCCTATTGTTTTAAACATATGAGCCCATACTTTAGCTGACTCTTGTTGTTGCCATTCATAAGGTCCAACTCTACGTTTATAGTATGCTACATCTTTCTCTTGGTATATGTTAACTAAGTCATCAAACACTTGAGAATATGCATCTAAAGTAGGACCGAATGCTACAGACTTAACATCTAACATTTGTTTATAGTTACCCATGTTAGGGAATGGAGCAAACTGTTCGTTTTCAGAACGTATGTTCATCATTAACATTAATGCATGGTTCTCTAAGTAACCGTTTAGTTTAAACTCAGGTTCATTTGCTGATACAAACGGGAACGGTAATGGGCCAGACTTCTCGCGTAACTTAGCATACTTTTCTTCATCATCTGGATCCCATCCAAACAATGGAGCCATAAGTGCATTGATTGCAATAAGACTTCCTACTTCAGTTACCACTTTTATGAAACCTCTTTTCTCTTCAGGAGTCATGTACGATAAATATTTACCACCACTTCTTACAGTTCTTACCATAAGTTTAAGAGTTGATATATACCATCCTTCAGTTGTTGTTCCAAGTCCTGGATTTAGTCTCGCCATTGGGTGAGCTATGGATCCAGAGAAGCCCCATCTGTTTACGGCCATGGTAGTAAAGTATCTTCTCAAATAAGATATAAACTTGAATGCAATGTATCGTTGAGCTTCTGGTTGATCGAATCTAGAATAAGCTCCGTTCAAGTTATTCATCACTTGTTGTATCTGGTTCTTCATTCTTTTGAACTCAGCTCCTACAAGCATGTTACCGTCTGCATCATATGTGACACCCCAAGTAGGGTCTATACCTTTTTTAAGTTGTATTTTACCATCGATTGTTTCCCAAGCATCCATGTAGTTTATTTCCTTACCATCTTGCTTTACTTTTTGGAAGTACATCATACCAGCAAACGTATGTAAAGTAGCTTGTAACTCTGTCCACTTACGGAAGTTATATAACATAGTCAAGTTAGCTACATCTTTAGCAACACCTCTTGACATTGACTCACCAAAGTTTTCTTCAAATCTACCTTGTGCTGGATCAAATAGTTCAACCATTTGAACGTTGTGACTCTTAGGGCCCTGTTTGTAAACTTCGAAACTAATAGTTCCCATTGTATTGAATGCCCAACCTTCACCTTTGGTAAAAGATTGCATGTTCATATATTGACCTGCAGCTGCTTCGATCATACCTTGGAACTTAGCTCCCATTGTATTCTTTAACGCAGAAGGAATGTTTACCGCGAAGAAACCTAATGATGCACGTTTGAACAAAATGTTGGCCGTGTTATTGATCCATGGTGTTTCTTGAGCAAACCCGGTTTGAGTTTTACCTTCAAACTCTCTTTCGATAAAGTTGTTCACTGCAGTTTGTCTTACGTATTTACCTTTCTTGTTCAAGTAAGTTGTAACACCTCTATTGACAAAGTTGAACTGATTAACTTTATCCATTTGCTTGGCCTTATTTTTAGGATTGTTTACAACACTTTTTAAAGCTTGAGCAACTGGACTTATTTCAACAAGTTTCTTTTGTCTTTCTGCAGATAACATATAACGCATCATTGTCTCTGTAATATCTGTAGATACTTCATCAACATTTAAGTCATATAAACCAGCGATAGGAATACTGCTAACTTCATCATCAAACATATCTGCACGAACTAAGTTAAACTCATCGTGTGCATTGTATCCTGATTCAGCATCATCCTTAGCACCTCTAAAGAAATCTTTAACTCTTTTAGCATAAAGAGTCATTGCACTCATTTTTTCTCCAAGAACATTTCTTGTTTGTAATGTTTCAAGAGAACCCTTTCTAAATCTTGGCATGTCAAGATATAACTTACTCTTTCTGCTTAACCCTTCTTGTGATTTCAAGTGTTGTTCAGTTAATGCTTTCAACACTTCGAACATCTTAGGATCATTCTTTTGTAAGTCATGATATGCTTCGTTACGATATCTTTCGTCTGTAGCACCTTGCATCATACTTTTAGGTAACCAGTTACCACGGTTATCTACAGTTTCACCAACAACTCTTTGATTTCTATACTCAGGTTTTACAATACGAGCATAGTATTTCATTACAGGGAGACCTACGATTTGTTCTACAAACTCTCCATTGGAATCCATGATGTCAGTCTTCTCCATGAACTTAGGATCGTTAGGTTTTACTACGTTCCATATGTATAGTCTTTCCCAACGTTCTTCTTGTACTCCATCTATCTTGTTGTAAAAAGACTTACGTATGTGGTTCTTAGTAAACCAGGCCTCAAACTCAGGACTCTGTTTCATCAAGTCATTAACTATGAAATCTTTCAAGATCATATCTGATCCATCTTTAGTGATGAGTCTGGATCCTGTTTCAATGAATAACTTATTTGTATCTAACTTAGACAAGTAGTTATTTACAATATCTAAATAGTAATCTGTTGCTTCTTTTCTTTGTAACTCTTTTAACTCTTCGAACAAACTGAATAACTCAGTCTTTTCGTATTTGTTTAAACCAAGTTCATCTTTCTTCTTCAATAAACTATTGAATATATCTCTATCTTCTTTTGATAGTTTATCGCCTGCTTTTATTATAGCAAACATCTCAGATAAAGTTGTACTTTCAGAAGGAGTTAATCCTGATAATCCAGCAAAAGCTTCTTGAGCTTTTATGATTTCTTCTTGTCTTTTTTTAACGATTTCAATACGACCTTCACTCATATCTGTACCAATAGGCTGGCCATCATCATCTCTGAATCCAGCAACAGCATCTAAGATATCTTGCCAAGCTTCAGTGAAGTCTACTTTCTTTCTTTCGTTATCAGGAAGTCTTGATGTGATTTGTTGAATACGATCAAAGATTTCATTTCGTCTTTCATAGAATTCAGGCTTGATAACAATACGTGTATTCTTCTTCAACCATTCTTCTCTTAATGCTTTGAAGTCATCACCATCTTTAGCATAACCTTTATCTACAAGTTCTTGTTCAAAAGAGTTTAATGCATTTTGGAACACACCAGTTCTTTCTTTGAACTCGTAGAACTTATATGAAGCATCACGATATTCGCGAAGTCTTTGTGCAATTTCTAAATCTTTACCTTCTTTCTTAGCTCCATTAAGATCTAATAAAGAATGTAACTGTCTGTATTCTCTCCATAAAGAATCGATTTGATCTGATATAGCAAACACATCCATTTCAGATGTAGCTGGCTCAGATAATAATCTCATCTCTTCAAAGATTCTGTCACGTTCGTAACCAGCTTCTTTACCGATATCATCGTCTTCTAATAAACGTTGACGATCGTAGAACTCAGTAACATACTCTTGATTGAAAAACTCACGAAGATGTTTTTTGTTTTCAGCTATTAAGTTTATAACAGCTAAACGATCTTCATCAGAATGTGTTTCAGAATATTTACTTTGTGCTTGCTCTATCTTATGTCTTGTTTCATCTTGTTTAAAACGGTAGTTCTTGTATGGATTTAATAATGACCATACTTTCTTTTCTACAAAGTTTCCTTCTTCATCTCTTGTTCCTACTGAATCAATGAAACCTACTTGTTTACCAAGTTCTCCTGCTTTAGAAGCACTGAAGTTGATATCTTTTAACAATGGTTCCATCTTAGATGCAAAGTGGTTATAGCTTGATTGTGCTTTAACTAATACCTCATTCATTTGGTTCTTTACATATAAAGCCATACCTCCGACGATCGGATCACTACTGTACATATAACCTTCGAAGAAAGCATTGAATGCATTAGCATCACCAAGTTCACCTCTTAAAAGCTTTTCTATTTTATCTGGAGTTATCTTTACACTTTCGTATTCTTTAGTCCAACGATCGATGATTTGTTTGTTAGCTCCTTTAGCTTTCAAGTTATTGATGATGTTGTTATACTTTTCATCAATAGATTTAGCCATAGGTGCTAACTCTTGAGATAAAACATCTTTAACACCTTTTGTAAACATAGTGTTTGTTAAATCTTTCGAACGACGAATAGATGTATCAATACTAGATAATAATTGTGATAAAGGAGAGTTTGAATCAACTCGATTGTTATCTAGGTTTGTTTTTGCTTCAGCTACAAACTGTTCCCAGTATTTTAACAAGTAATCATAATAGTAAGCTTTATGAAGGTTGTCGATATTGTCCGGTTGTTTGGAAATATCTTCCATGTGTAATAGTATTTTTTTAGTCATACTATCAAGACGGAATAATGTATTAACAAGAGCCGATGTTTGGTTTCTTGTATAGTCAATATCTTTACCAAGCTTTTCAGTCTTATCTACAAGATCTGTTTTGTATGCTGATAAGTTCTTACGTATTTCTTGAAGGTCACCTCGGTTGTATTCATCGGCCAAGATATTAACCATCTCAGCATAGTTTTTATTTTTAAGAACAACCTCAATGTGTTTAGATGCAATATCAAAACCACGATTGGTCATTGCTTGAATATCTGCAGGACTGATCTTCATTACATCATCGATGTAACTTTGTTGATCTCTTACGTAAGCAACAATATCTTCATCAGAAACTTGTTCTGTAAAGATATCAAACTTTTTACCTGCTACTAACATCTCTCCTAATCGATCAATAGTTGTAGTACTATCTAGTTTAGAAACATCAACTGATATTCCAAACATCTTTCTTAAGAGTTGTTTCAATGAATACAACAAATCGTTTACAAACTTTTCAAATCCTGTAGAGCTTTGTTGTTTCAAGAACTTATTGTTGGCATCAGTTGCTAAAGATCTAACAAGACATTCTTCTTTAAATAAGTCTTGATCTTCGCTTAGTTCTGGATATAAATCTTTTACTTGTTGGATTATTGTTAATCCTTCAGATGAACCTTTTAGTTTTTCATAAAGCTTATTGAAAGTATCATTGTTTGATTTAGATAATGCTCTAAAGATAGGATGAGCAAACTCATGGAATACTTTTTCAGTATTAAGATTGTCTCCAACAAAGTATACAATATCTCCAATGAAGAAAGCACTCTCACCATTCCATGGGTTTTGTGCATCCTTAGTTATTTCTTTTGCTTCATTAGGAGTCAGTACTTGATAATCAACTCCTACTTGTTCAGCTAATGTTTGAGATAACTTAGAAACGATTTCTAAGGATCTAGCAGTATCTGTTGATACTACATTCATTTCTGGAAACTCAGTAATATTCTCATCACTGTATTCTTCTAATGTAGCATCACGGTGGAAACTTATTTTAGTTTGAGCTGATGCAGATCCTCTCATATCTTTTATCTCCCAGGTAAACAAATTAGCTTGACCTATTGGGGTAAAGAAAATCTTAAAGGATGTACCCAACTTTTGATTGGCAGCTTGTACACGGTTTATAACAGAAGATCTTTCTGCAAAGCTTAGTTGTTTCTTTACAAGTTTGAGTTCTTCCTTGAATAACTTCTCAGGTTCTTTCAGTTCTTGTTTTAAATCAGCAGCTTCTTTCTTAGCGATGATGTCAGCATATTCTTCATCTCTCGCTAATAGTTTAGCTTTCACTTCTTCAGGAGTTCTTATTTCTCCTTTGTTTTCCATCCAGTCTTTCATTGCTTCAAATCGACCTACAGACTTCTCTAAAGCTTTCCATTCTGGTGTGTTTATATTTGGACAAACGTTGTTCATATTATGAATTAAAACAGTGGTTTAACATATCTTTTACCATTTCATCACTAACCTCTTGTGTAGATTGAATGACTTTACGGCCGGTTGCAGTATCAATATAGTTAGGGTTTTTATAACCGAAGTTTCTAAATAACTGCTCAGACAAATATAAGAAAGTTTTTGGAGCTTTTGCTCTTGCGATACTAGGATTTGCTCCATTAGAATCATCGGCCCCAAGCATGTATTGACCGTAACCAGCTTTACTAAATGCCAAGGTAGCTCCATCATTTTTTAGTTTGATTAAAGCTTGTATAGCATTGTCGATGATAGCTTTGTTTTTAGGGTCAATCATGTGCACACCTGCTTCACTTAATACATCACTGAATGAAGTATCTGTTCCAGCAAATGCTTTTCTGGTAGGTATACCAAATACGTTACCAAGTGTATTTGAAGCTTCAGCTAAAGAGAAGTCATATTTTGCAGCATTGATTCTAGAAACTGTAGCATCGTTATATATAAATGTTATATCTTTGTTACTCTCTGCTAATTCTTTTGCAGTTGATATCTTAAGATCTTGAGCGTCGTATATTAAGTTACCTACATAATCTTCTGAAAATAAATCATTCTTTGTTGTAGCTAAGATATCTCCGTCAACATCATCTTTTTTAACTAAACCTAACTTAGATTCTTTATTAACATTCGAGTTGTTAATAGCATAATCTTTAAAACGAATACGAGTTTTACTATTAGCAATATCGTTAACAGATAAGAATCTGTTATAATACTTTTCTAAAGTCAAATCGTTTAAGTTCTTGATATATTCTTTAACTGGTTCTTCCATTATCCTAACAAAGTTATCTTGAGGAACAAGTCTAACTAAAGAAAAACTACTCTTAACATTTAATCCAGATTGTAAGAAAGCATATGTAGAAAATCTAGAGAAGAACAAACTGATTCTTTCGTTCTCGATTGGGTCATTTACTTTCTTAACAGAAGGATTAGATAAAGCCAGTAAGTTTTCATGTAACACATTGATCTTATCTGCATCTAATAAAGTATCGTTCAACTTAAGATTTTTAAATCCAGTCTTACTCAACGATAAAGACAAACTCTTAATGATGTTGTAGTCAGCAGATAATTCAGGATACTTCTCGCGTATACGTAAAAACTGATCAGCATAACTATTGTTACTGTTAAAGATCTTCCAGCTGTTGAATGTATTATCTAAAGCCATATCTCTAAGCATCTCTTCGTAAGTAACACCACGCATACGTTTAACGAATGATTGTTCTGTTTCGTTTTCTAAACGATTTTTATGGTTACTTAAGTTATGCTCATACTTATCTTGGTAGTCTTCAGATTGAGTCAACTTATCAATAGGATATAAAGCTCTTAATGATTCTCTTTCGAATACAAACTTATAGTAATCTCTGTCGTAAGGGAATGCATTCGCAGGCAACATCGCCAATCCTTTTTTAGTATAGTCTTCAGTTGAATATGTTTTTCTTGTGAAGTCTTTTTTAAGCTGATCTTTATCAACATATAAAATAGAATCTTTAACAATAGCACCGAACTGTAAACTAGCTACAGGACTAACTTTGATTTCATCGATGTTTAATCCTTTGTATGATGCAGAGTTTATATCAAAATCTTTTACAGTATTTTGGAATATGAAACTCATGAAGTCATTTCTGAACTCATTGGCAAACTTTTCGTTATCTCCGAATGTCTTATCAACTTGTTCTTTATTACCATCTCTAAACTTATTTACTAAAAACTTGTTTAATACAGGATGATTTCTCAACTTGAATAAGTCTTTCCAGATCTCATTCTGAAAATCATATATAAAGAATGAAGATATTGGTGAACCAGTTTTAACATTGTTAACAATATCTTTGTCTATGATACCATCGTTTTCTAAGTCAATGATTTTTACTTTTAAGCTTTCTGCTTCAAACAATGTTTTAGAAATAGATGTATCTACATTTAAAGTCATCTTAACTTTAGCAACAGATCTAGATATGTTTTCAAGTTCTAAGAAGTGTAAGAATGTAGCACGTTCTGCATCAGTATACTGGTGAGCAATTCCATGTTCAACATCACTAGCATAGTTGTCAATCACTTTCTCAAGCTCATTCATATCGAATGCATTAGGATTAGCATCAGTCAACTTAACTGTCTCTTCGTAAATAGCTTTATCAGTTATAACTCCTTTAGTGTTCTTAACTATCTTGAAACCAAACTTAGGGTTTTCTAAAATAACTTCTCTTGCTTTACTTCTAAAGAATGATGGATTGGTTGCAGCTTTACCTAATGGTTCAGCAAATGTACTCTTAGCAAGTTTTTGTTGTTTAACGTATTCTCTAATCAATGGTTGAGATACCAAATAAACAGCATGCTTAAATGGAACACCAGCCTGCACCATAAACAATAAAGAAGGAGCTATCTCTTTATTACCCTGGATATTGAATATCCAAGCATCTTTAGCAATATCCACCCAACCATTCATCAATTGAGAGATGATGTCTGATATGTCGTTTACATTGTCTTTATCCATAATGTGAGATAAAGATATTACATCTTCGTTTCCTGTCTTAACAGTGTTGTGTGGTAAAAGAATAGTTAATCGTTTATTGTAAGCTTGGTTACCTTTACCTTGGGTATAAGATTTATTCAGCTTTGCACCGATCCTATTGAATATAGAATTGTATGTATTATCAACAGCACCTAAACCTAAAGTTTCTTTACCAATGTTATTAGAAGAATGCACGTCTAAGTTGTGAGTGTATTCTAATAATCTACTTGTAGAGATCTTATCATTTGCTTGATTAAATACACCCTTCTTAGGATTGTAAGTCATTACTTTATTCTTCAACTGTTGTGCTAAAGGTTCAACACTATACGTACCATTTGGTTTTATAAGTTTAGAATAGTTTATAGGAGATTCTAATATCTCACGAATGTTCCAAATGATATCGTTCTCAATAGATTTAGAACCGTTTATCTTTTCAGAAAACTCTTCGTAAGTTGGCATCTTTTCTTCTGATAGAATCTCATCAATAAGTTCTTGATCTAATACATCTGGATCAAATCCAAATATATTCTTGATCAAGTCGTTATAATAATACATATCAAGCTGTTTAAGTTCACCATCTACAATTCTGTTAGAATCTCTTGATATAACTTTACCTTGACTGTCTTTTAATAAGCCAGCTTCAAGTTTAGCTTTCTTAGTTTTTTCATAAAGATCTCTCAATGATTTCTCACTGTATTGTCTTGCTACTTCTAATATACCATCCACGTATCTGAAAGTTGGCATCATAACTGTCAACTTATCAATATCGAAATCGGAACCAGACTTAGCTACGATCTCAGCTGGAGGAACAATAATGTTTCCTGCATACTTAGGTAAGAACTCAAACACTTCCATAAACTCCATAGAGTTTAATCCTTGTACCGGAATACGTACACCAACCATGGTTACTGCTCTACGGTTCTCGTTTTGATTTAACCAGTCTTCATCTTTTAATAAAGCATTCAACGCAGCCAATCTATCGATGTTTTTACTATAAGCATAATCTTTAACAGAAGGTAAGTCTAATAATTTCTCGAACTGACCTTGCATTGCGATCTTAACTTTCATAGCAGTTGTTTTACCATCTGTACCTTTGTGGTAAGTAGGTAAATCATTTGTACCCCATTTAGCAAGATCTTTTTCTTCTGGATTAGTATAAGCATCAAGCTTTTCGAAACCTGCACCAGAGACTTGGATAAGACCTTCTCCGTTAACTTTTTGTTTAACAAGTCTTTTGTTTACGATAGCATTCAATAACTTTTCTATTTTGTCTGCACTTAAAGACATAGACAAATCATGTTTGATTTGACCATCAGGTCCAACTTGTATGAAGTCTAACTCATGATCTGAAAGATCTTGTCTAGCTAATTCTTTTGACACAAACGATAACAAGTTCTCAACACTACCAGTAGGTGTGCCGTTTTCCATTTTCCAACCTGCTTCTTTAAGAAGTTCTTTCTTTTTAACTTCGTTCAGTTTGTTCAGATTGTTTTCATAGTTTGATATCTGAGTATATATGTCTGAGTTTTTTCGTTTATCTGTTTCAGATAACTTATCCCACTCTGCACGTTTATCATTTAACGATAAGTCAGTTCTAAAGTCGATAGGAACTTTGTTTTCCATCAAACCATTTTCAACAAGCTTTCTTAACTGAGTAGAGAATATAACTTTGTTTTTATACTTAGGTGCAATCTCTAACTGATCTTTTAAGAACTCTAAGAATACTTTGTTGTTTGTAAAAGTCTCTTCTGATAACTTACGAGTCTTACCATTCTCATAAAACTTATCAGTCTTACCAGATTTAGTAATGGTAGCTACTTTAGAACCAGATTTAAACAATGCATAATGTGTATTGTTAGTCATCATTTTCTTGTGTAAGTTCTCAAGATTAGTTCCTTTGATTACACTAGGTATTAAAGGGAATAATGAAAACTTATGGAAAGCTGTAACCGGCAACCCTTGTGTATCAAGTGGGCCGAAGTATTGTACTTTTTTAGTTGGGAAGAACTTAGTTATATCTCTAGTATTTACATCTTCTCCTTTTACAAGTTTCATGTATAGCTTTTCGTGTTCGTCAAGCCATTTACCTTCTAGATTTAATAAAGTTCTATATGCATCAAAAGTAATCCAACCTTGAGCATCACCTTCATTCATTTGACCATCAGCATAAGCTTTAGCTGCTTTCTCATCTCCGATAGCTTTTAAATACTCTTTGTAATATTCTGAACCGATTTCGTTATCAGTCATTACAGCTGTATTGAATGTACCATCAAATGGTTGAGATGGTATGTTCATTTGTTCAGCATATTTACTACCAAGAACTTTGTTTACATAATCAACAGCAGCTTTATCCGTACGGAAAATATCTCCAGTAGAAGCTGTACCTGCAATACGTTTATGTAAGTCTTTGTATAAAGCTAAATCACCATACAAGAATATTAAAGACTCTATATTGTGTATCCAGTTATTGAAAGCAAACGAGGTTACCGCGGCATTGTATGCAGATACTTCGTTAACATTTTTGATTTGTTTCTTAGAAGCTTCAGATTTGATAGTAGTGATCACACTGTCAGCAACGAACTTAGCTTCAGTAAACTTAGCATCAATGTTCTTGCTTTGAGTATTCATGTAGTTTACAAACCCTTTGAATATTTCAGCATTAAGATTATTAGACTCTGGTGTATTTGTTTTTAAATAATCTTCTAAAGGTATTTGTAAATCCAATAGTTGTTGTTTCACATCTTTAGATAAGATGTTATCATCAAAGATTACGAACTCTTTACCACGTTCAAGATATCCGAAGTCAAAGTTTTGAACTCCAGTTTCTGATAAACGTTTCATCTCATTGATACGTTTAAGCTCGGCATTGATGTAAGGAATAACCAAAGAATAAGCTTCAGTGTATCCTGGTATACGATCATTGATAGAAATGAAAGAAGTTGTATCAACATATAATCTCTTGCTTTCTGATTTAGTATTTATGTTACTTAACCATACAGAGAATGATGTACCTTTATCAGCATGACGCATTAACTCGGGTGTACCATTAACAATAGTCAAGTGGAAATCTAAAATCAGTTTTGTAAACTCATCAGCTTGAGCAGAAGCAACACCTTCTCCTGTAGACTCTCCATTCTCCATTGTAAGAACACCTGATAAGTTATTCAAGTTAACTGTAACGAATGGTGATTTAGGATCATCAGATTGTCTACGTTTAGGTCTTCCTGGTTTGTTCATATCAAAGATAGAGTTTAACCAAATAGAAGCACTAGCAAATGGATTACGATCTATGTCAAGATAAGACATATGTGGTATCTGCATTAAATCATCGTAACTCTTAACACTGTTTATAGTGTTAATCATTACTGTTAATGTATTGTTTAAAGAGTGTTCAAACTGAGGATCTCCTTTAGCATTACTAACCATGAAGTTAGAAAAGTCATCAGAGTATCTTGCTTCAAGCTCTTGTAAGTTATTGTAGTTTCTTTTCTCACCTGGTATTTTAGGATAAGAAAGTTCACCGATAACCATTGCAGGATATTCTTTTACAATAGAAGCTAAACTGTCTACTGTAATGTTACCTCTTTGATTGATCAAAAATAAAGCATTACGTAAGGCTTTAGCATTACCGGTATTCTTCTTTCTGATATCATCGTGTATTTCATTCTTGTCAGAAAGTCTCATACCAATAGCTCTAAAGAATTCATACTCTCTACCACTTAAAGTGTTTTGAGGGAAATCTTCTAGAACCTTTTTAGTATCTAAATAGTTTGCACCAAAGTTATCAGTCTTGATGTAAGGATTATCATACGCTGTTTTGAAATAGTTTTCCCACTTCTGTCCAACCTTTTTGTAATCAGCAGAAGCTTCACCTATTCTTACAGCATAAGTTGGTACAGCTAACTTAACACCATTATCATCAGTAGATGTTTTCTCAACAGTCATTTGAGTAAGAGGTACTCTTGTTTTATTAAATGATTGCCAGAAGCTTGTCCATAAATTAAACGAACGAGCATTGTCAGTTCTTACAGGCCCTAGTTTATTTAAGATCTGTTTAGCTGGAGGGAATGTATCAGACTCGATTGAAAGTTTGTTATACATATCTTCAATGCTAAGAGTGTTTTGTAACATTCTTATAAATCTGTTTTTAACAGTATCGAAGTCATGTAACTCTGCTACACCTAACTTGTTTAATACAGGAACGTTTTGTTCGTTTACTTTATGTAAACTACTCATCAAGTATAGAACTTCTTTACTTGCCATTTCTGTAAACGATGTTTCGTTACCACCGCGATCATATCCTTCTTTACCTTTAGAGTATTTTTCTTCTTCAGATTGGTTTTCCTCTTCGAAGAATTCTTCTACATCTTCTTGATTGATATATTTTGATTTAAGCTTGTGGTAAGCAATCATTCCTTTACCTTCTTTGTTGTCACTAAGAACATCAGTGTTACCATAGTTTCTTATAACATAATCAAGAAGATCTACATTCTTTTGTATTCTTTCTTTTTCTAACTCTTTTGCTGTAGCTAAAGAACTATTCATTTGGTTACGGATAGTAGCCAAACGTATTTGAGCATACTTATATGCATTCTTTAAACCATTTTCTGTTTTAAGAATACTTGAAGTATACTTATAACTTTGACGTGATTGTAAACCAGTCAACTCAGATTTTTCTTCTGGAGTTATAGAGTTGATTTGAGCTTTACGAGTAAGCTCTGCTGCACGAAGTTTCTCAACTTCATTTAAACCCATGTTAGCTCTATCGATATATTCAGATATCAAAGAGTCAATAGTATCAACCATTAACTTAGAGTTATCATAGTCAAGACTTTTTTGTGGTTCAGTTAAGCTTACAGCACCAACACCTTTGTTAAGTATATCGAAGTTTCTGTTTTCAGCATTGAAACTATACTCATGTAAATCACCTACACGAAGTTTTTCATACAAGTCATGTATAAGTTCTTGAGCTTTATCGTTATCTGTAATATCGATAACAGATGATTTACCAAATAATGTTTTTAAGAAGTCTAATATTCTTCTGAATATGTTATTTCTTTTTGGAGATCCTTTCTTAACTGTACCTTTCAATACATATTCTCTGAAGTCTTCAGCTAAGTATTCTTCTATTTGAAGATCTGTAGCTTTATTAAATCTAACACTCTTACCGTTGTAATCTACGAAACTACCAGAAAGTTTTCTAGCTTCATTATATAACTCAGCTCTTTCTGCTTTAGGTAAAAAAGTTTGTGAGAATGCATGCCATGCTTCGTGATATAAATCACTGTAGTCAGCTCCTTTAAATAATGTTATACCATGCTTAGTCCATGTTGCAGCTGCATTAGGATTTTTAGTGTTGATAGCATGGAACATTGTGGTAAAAGGAAACTGCTTACTTAACGGATGGTTCGCATACCAAGTTTTAGCTTCACTGATTTGATCAAGAGTAGCTTGTAATCCTTTCGCTTTGTTATCCAATAACTTGTTAAGTTCTGGATCTTCGAAAGTATCTTTTAGTAAATCATCAATAGAACCTAACTGATCAGCTGGCCCATTATTGTTGTTCACTGTATCTGTTGGTGTTGTTGTTTCAGCTTCTTTTACAGCATCGTTAACACCATATATTTTTTCTAGTTCACTATCAATAGGAGCAAACGTAAAGTAAGCATTAAGCTTCACTAGTTTGTTCTCTCCGTTTAGTTGATAGTCAATGTTAAAGTTTTGACGAATGAACTCGTTATAAGGAGTAGGTGTTCTTTGTAAGTAAGTTACACCGGCTTGAGTTTTGTCAAAAGAAACATCATCAAAGTCTTTATTCAAAGACTTGTTATTTGTATGTAACTTTCTTCCTTCTACAAGATAGAACTTACTCTTACCATTATCAATCATTTCTACATAATCTCCTGATTTCATCTTTGACTGATAACTAGGATCAGTAGATTTAAGGATTGTAGCACCACTTGGAATACGATTAGCAGCTACAGTTTTAGATGGAGCTACTGCATTAAAGTAATCATTGATTGCTTGTTTGAATAACATTGGATCAGACGGATCTACTTTCTCACCCTTAATCATTACAGCATAAGTTTTGTTATCGCTGTTAGGGATTAACTGTATAGTATCTGGGCCTGTTTTAATATAGTTGTCAATAAGACGTTGTCTGTCTGCCGGAGATACTGAATAAGTATTTCCAGAAGGATCTTTTTCATAAAGATCTTCAGCGAACAAAGACACTAACTTATCTTTAAGTTCAGCATTCATCTCTGGTAACTTAATCTCAACAGGAGTGTCAAGCATACCTTTAGTATAGAAGTAAGTAAATCCTTTTACTAACCCGTTTTGAGGATCGTTCTCTCTTGCTTGAAATGGGTCAAAGTTATCACCTTCAAAGTTAACAGAAGCCAATGGGTTTTTTATTCTTACATAATCATTGTAAGCATAACCTAAAGAACCACCATTGATATTAGCTTTTAAATCATTCTCTTGAGGATTCTTGTTTATGTATTCTCTTAAATCATGAATGAACTTTATTTGTTGTTTGATAACTTCTACAGCTTCATCACGAGTGATACCCGAAGAACGAACTAAAGCATCTACTGAGTTCATATCTTCTGGTGCAAGATTTACATTGTTACCATCAACCAATCCTTCAGTTTTTCTGATATGGTAGTAAGCCATTTTACCACCATTGAAGTCAACTTCTAAGTCGTTGTTAAACTTCATAGGCATACCATAGCTATCAGTTATAACCATTGATACACCTTTCTTGTGAGCATCACTGTTCACTGGAGTTCCTGGATATAATTGATCTTCTGGTATTTTACTTGAAGACATGATAGTTAAATACACTGGCCCAAATCCTGGATAGTTTATCTTTCTGCTATCGAAGTCTGCAGAAGGTTCCATTATCAAATCTAATATTTTACGTTTTACTTTGTAGTAAAAAGCAACATCCGGATTTGGTACATTAAAGTTTGGATCACCTTCTTTCCAAGACAAAGCTTCTTGTCCTCTATCTGCTAAAGCAGTAGGAGGAATAGCACGAAACTCTTGTGATGGATTAGGTTTTGATCCTTGTACTTTTAAAGGATTAGGTTCTAACTTAGCACCGTTCTTGATAACTTGTTCTTGCAACTCTTTTATTTCTTTAAGAGCTTCATTGTTGTTACCAATATATTTCTCTACGTTATCGATATGATTAGTGAAACTCTTTTTGATAGAGTTAATGTCTTTCATATTAAAACCTGAGTCGAGCAAGTGATCCATTAATGAATCATCTTTGATCATACTACGCATGATGTAATGAGGTACAAGTCTCGCGTAATCTAAGGCCATAGCATGGTCATTAGATTTTGTATAAATCAAGTTGTATACAGATTGTATATAATCTTTAACTAAAAAAGGACGACCTGATGATTTTGTATCATTCAGGTCTCCGTATACTTTTCTAAATAAAGCTCTTTGTTGTTCTACGTTTAATGCACAGTTCATTATTATTTACAGCCTAAGTTGTTAATTAAATCATCGTTACGATCTTCTTTAGTCATGTTAGTAGCTTTCGCCATATCTTCATCTACAATATCAGCATCATCGTCTTCATTAAACTCCGTAAAGTTTTTCACACTTTGATTTGATACTTCAACTTCTTGCGGAGTTACTGGTGTTTTTATAGAAACATTTTCCATACCTTCTTTGTATTTATATTTTACAGTTGTAGCAACAAGATCTTTTGGAACAATCACATTGTTATTTTCTGTTTCATCACCAAATTTACGCAATTTTAACTGAGTATCGGTCTTTTCTACTACCAACATTTTATCATCATTCGTCATGATAATAACATCTCCCGGTTGAATACTTTCGTAAGTAAAACTTAAAGCTAACTCACGTTTCTTACTTTCGATAAGATTAACAATAAACTCGTTGGTTAAGTTAAGTTCTCTACGTTGTTCTGGATCTGCAAGTACAGCAAGAACTTCATTCTCAGCAGCTTCCAACTCTTCGATTGTAGTAGCTTCATTAAACGATTCTTCAATAGACTTTATAGCTTCAGGTGTTTCGTTTAATGCGGCTAACTCTGCATCATACTTATCATTGATTTGTTTTCGTTTAGTATCTGATATAGGTTCATCAGCTCTACCAGAAGCTAATAATTTTTCGTTTAAATCATCAAACTCTTTCTTTCTTCTTGCTTCGATATCTTCTTCAGGTGTTAATGCTTTTACTGGTTTAGTTATGTTACCAGAGATAAGATGATTAGCTTGTGCAGGTCTCATTTTATCAATGTCTTCTTTAGAATAACCTAAATCAGATAACTGTTGTCTCATATCTTTTGTAATGATTAAAGAAACAGTTGCAACTTTAGGTTCTTCTTTTTTAACTGGTTCAACAATCACTGGTTCTACAGTTCTGTTATGTTTAGTATTATACTCACTAATGATTTTAGCAGGTTTACTAAACGTTTTTACAAAGCTTATAAATGAAGGCATTTGATAAATCTCATCATTTGACATACCATCTCTGTATCCAACTCGTGGTTGTTCACCGTCTGCCATACGAAGTTTATTATCACTAATAAAACTAGCAGCTAATTCAGAACGTAAATCTTCAGGCATATCATAAATAGGAGTATTACCTTTTATTTTTACGTTGATTGTATCAACAGGTTCAGTAACAGGTTCAACAGCATCTGTTGTTTCAGCAGCTGTTTCTTCTACTGGTTTAGTAGCTTCTATCCATTTGGTTATAGACTCTAATCCTTTCTTATATTTTTCAGAAGATGGTGTTAACTCTTCGTAAGTTATAACATCGAATAATTCTTTTGGTACAATCTTATTGTTAAGTAAAGCTTTTACATCATCAGGATGTATGTAAACACCATCTTCTAATAACTGATTTAATAACTCGTTTTGATCTTTTATTTTTAAATACTCTTCTAGTGCTGCTCTCATATGATCAGCACGACGTTCGTATAAAGATCTACGGATCTCTTCCATACGTCTAGAATATTCTACAAAAGAACTTGGGTTGTGTAAGAAGTTTACAGTGCCAGCTAAATCATTTGAGTCAGCTTCAAGACTGTAAAAATCTTTTAGTTTTGAAAACGAAGAGTTTACTTTATCATCAAAAACATGGTCTTTATTGATATCAGCAATAACTCTTAAATAATCTTTGTAAGATTCATATAATGTTTCTAATGAATCATCAATATGATCTTTAGTCTCAATATTTTTCTTATCTAATGGTTCAAGATTTTTTCTATGGATCTTTTTACCATCAGTAAGGATTGCATATTTACCAACGATTTTTTCTACAACACCTGTACCACCGGCTTCAGTGTTGATCTTAACTTTCATCTTTGGTTTAATAGCTGTTGCATTACTTCTTACTGCAGACTTTCCAGCATCATTACGATCTTTTAAACCAGCTTGATGATGTTTAATATTCTCGCGTAAAGATTCTAATGCTGCTCTTTTCTTAGCTGATTTCTTAGCTTTAGATTTTTGTTCAGATGTACCTTCTGAGTATGCTTTGATTTCTACATCTAACGCATTGATTTCAGAGTTGATATCATCTGTATTAAACAATAAGCTAAAGTCAGACATGTTAGCTTTAGAAACAGGAATGTCATTAGTTACATCCTTAATAATATCCTGCATACGGTTAAGAGTTCTGTCGAAAGAGTACTGAGAATATATCGCAGTCTTCTTCGCATCTTCGTATGCTCTCCATCTGATTTGTTCATCTATAAAGTTTTTGGTGTCGGTTCCAGGATTAAACTTATATGGATTGAAAGGATTAACAAACTGTTCATTTACTTTGTCAGTTCTTCCTTTTATTTCGTTGGCTCTGTTTATTAAAGAATCTATTTTGTTGATGTAAAAAGACTTGTTTATTTTATCAGGGTTACTACCGAAAGCTTCTTCAAGCTCGTCAGGCGATAACTGTTTCATATCGTGTAAGTGTTGTAAGACAAGCTCAAACTTACCTGAGTTGATAACAGTATGTAAATGATTAAACGTTGACTCATCTGCGGCATCTTTGAATGATTTCTCATCATTGTGCTCATTAGCATCAGTCATAGTTTTACCAGTCTTCTTTTGAACAACCATGTTCTCAGATACTTCATTGAAGTATTTTTCTGGATTCTTAGTTACTTCATTTAAAGACTCTACAACTTTATCGGTCCATTCTTTTTTCTCTTGTTGACGTTTAGCATATTCTTCAGGGTTCTTCATCTTAAAGATCTTTTGAGGGATCTTCTCAAACACAAGTTTTTGTGGACCTTGTAATACACCGCCCATAAAAAAACCACTAGCAAAGGTTTCAAAACCTTGGATAGTTGTAAACTGTTTAGATAAGTTATCAGTGAAGATACTTCCCATTTCATCTGATCCTGCTTTCGAAGGATCTTGATAAAGTGAAGTATAATATTCTTTCATAGAACCAGCAACTGCTTCTTGATATTGTTCTTGGAAAGCTTCAGTTAAGTTCTTACTTGTATATCCAACACCTTTTGTAAGCAAGTTCTTAGCAAGATTACCTGGGGCCCAAGTTGAAGCTTTAGTTAAACTCTTCAAACTATTTTTAAATCCATCATCTACAACAGACCATGGATTAACAGCGGCTGATTTCCAAGCTTTATTAAATACAAGTTTACCAGCAAGTCCTTCAGAACTTTCTGCAGCTAGTGCTCTCATTGGTTTGAAACCTTTGAAAGCATTCTCAAAAACTATTTTATTACTAAGGAATAATGCAGGCATGTTCCATAATATAGTTTTGTTACCAGCTATTTGTGCAGTTTTATATATGTCAGCTGATTGTTCAGAATCAGGCATCTTACCATTCTCTTTATAAAAATCATTGGTAAGTTGTTTTACCATTTCGTTTTGTACAGATCCACCTTCAAGGTTTGCTTCAGACATAACCATTTGTGTTTGTCTTACGTCCTTGATAAAAGCTCCAATACCTTTCGATGCTTTGGCCATATTGTAAACTTGTTCACCAGACTTCATAGCCTTGTTAACATCTTTGGCAAACTCTAAAGTATTTTCTAATGGATTGATAAAGTTTAAAGCTTTACCTAATGTCTCTCCAGCTTTAACTGAGTTGAAAAAAGTTTTAGCTGTGTTTAAATCTTTAAGTGCTGTAAGTGTTTTATATGTTTGTGACATATTCTTACCAACCTTACCTAACTTTGTAGCTAATGTTGCAGCACGAGCAGCTTCTAATGGTGCAGTTATCTCGATATCAGCACCAAATGTTACAGCAGTAGCTGCAGCAAGTACAGCACTCTCCGCCATAAATTCAGTAACAAGTCCCATTGAATAAGCAGTATTAGCTCCGAAGTTAATAACACCACCACCAAATCCACCTTTACTTGATGTCATTACAGACATCTTACGTTCCATATCATCTGCAGTACTTGTATCAGCTTCTGGATTAAATGGATTATCACCCCAAGATTTAATACCATCATATGCACCAGTTGCAAATAGATTACCCCAACCTCTCATCATCCTACCAGCATCATCTGCCCAGGTTCCTTTTTGGTTGTAAAGAGTTTCGTTATCTCTGAATGGAGAGAACCCAAGCTCTTTGAACTTAGAGTGACTATAATATCTTTGAAAGTTAGATCCTGTATAATCAGCATTGTAATCTACAACTTTACCATAAGGAGTTGCATCAGCTCCCCATGCGGGTGCAGTATCTAATGTATGAACTAGATTTTTAATCTTATCTCCAAATACTGTTTTAGGTTGTGTTTTTAAACTATCAACATCTTGTTGCGAAACAGTAGAAGGTCCTTTGTATGCATTAGCTATAGGTGCTTCTGGTAATTTGTACTCAGAGTTTTGTATAGTTAATGGATTTACTGTATTACCTATTAAAGGTGATGGATTGATATCAGCCATTATTAAAGAGTTTTTATACCATGTTTAGCATTGTAAGTACGCTTGTAGTTTTGTAGTTCTATAGAATGTTGTTTCATTTTACTGTTTACATTGTCTACAATCATTCCTGGTTTTAATCCTGTACTTAATGGATGTTCTTCATAGTATGTTGTTGGTACTGGTTTACCCTCTGGTGTTAAGTCATTAAAGAAACCACTGATAATATATTTATCACCGACTACTTTAAGATTTACCTTACCAGCATCAGGATATGTATCCATATTTATTTGACCATCGATTTTTAATAAACGATCGTAATCATCCATTTGGTTGTCAGTATGATATTGATTAGTAGCTTTATCTTTAGGAATAAACAAAGTCAATCCTTTATTTAATAAGTCCTTATCAATTCCTTCTAATGCTCCACCTTTTTTAGTGTATTGTGATGCCCACTTTTCAGGGATCTGAAAGTGTACTGCTGTCATGTTTGCATCACCGCCAGCAACTTCTTGAGCTCTGTAACTTAATGAAGGTCTTTTATCATCCGTAAGTTTGTATTGACGTTTTGAATCTTGTTCTAAAAGATCTAATACTTTCTTTGCATCATCATTATGAGTAATGATATCAGCATCACCAAACTTAACATTTAAGTTAACTCCTTCTGAAGCTTTTAACTGATCGTAGTTTCTGAAGAAACTGTAACCATTAAGTGTACCATTGTGTTCTAACACAGCTGGTTCAAATTGGTACCAGTAACCGGCAGCAGTTTTAGCACCACCTTGATTACCTAATATATTTAAACCATTTGATGCTACACCTTTAGCTTGATATGCACTTGTATAATCTTTACTAAGATTATCGTAGTTAAGTAAAGCTGCAGAATATGCTTTTTGAAATGGTGTTCTAATGTTTGTTTGACCTTGAGCTCCAGAATAAGTTGAAGCAGCTTGCATACCATTAGCTGAATTGTTAGTACCTTCTTCTGGATAACTACCTTGATTTTTTCTAGCATACTCTTTAGCAAATTCTTCTTTTGTTAAGAATCTACCTTTAGCATCTGTTAAAGAGTTAGCCATTAATATTTTTTCACGAGATCCTTCTGATTGGTAATTACCTATCAAATCAGCTTTTACATTAGCTGCATTACTTTGATATTGTTTATCAAAAGCACCTATAAGTTTTTCGCGAACTTTTATTGTTTCTGTCATACCGCCTTTATCGTTCCAGAAATCTCTAGACCAGAAACTGTTTTCAGCACCAATACCTTTAGCATTAGGATTAACATTTACTAATGATTTATCATAGATAACTTTAGTAGTACCTAAACTTAGGTTACCAATCTTAGCATACTCTTCAGAATATGTATCGTCTTTAAATAACTTTGCAGGATCTACACCAGTTCCTTCGAATACTTTCTTTGCAGTATCAATGATAAGTTTTTGTTTTTCTGAACCACCTTCAACATCAGCTTGTCCAGCTGCATCATAAGCAGCTTTCATAGAACCAATCATTGATGTTACAAATGATTTTTGAGCAGATGTTTTTTCTATGATCAAGTTATTTCTATCTGTAGTATTTGATACTTCAGTATTACTTTTTTGTTCAGTTGCACCACCTGGTGTATTAGGATCCATAACAGGCTTATCACTTAAACCGAACATACGGTTAAGCTTGTCTTGCTCTTCAGCTTTTTTCTTTACCTCAACAGCTTGCTTATAATCTTCTTTCTTTGTCCAATAGTTGAAGTCAGCTTCTTTTCCGGCCATCATATTTCTCAAAGATAGATTTGAAGAATGAGTAGCCAATCCATAAGGATCTGCTTTAACACTCAACTCAGTATCTTTCATTGCATAGTTCTCAGCAGTAGTTGCTGAATGATGTTGTAACATAGCATAAGCTACGATATCATCGATACGATCTTTGTATGCAATAGGATCTTTAATGTTTTGTGCAGTCTTGATTACAGTCTCAGCTTTATCGTGCACTCCTTTGTTTGCTTGAGCAATACCAAACTGTTCTTGTAAATCTTGAAAAGACTTTACAGCATTCTCATCAGCACCTTCTTCTTGTGCTCTAACTTGCATAACCTTTAATCGATTAGCAATACTATCATGCGTATCATTAGCTTTTGTTTGAGCTGCTTTATTAGCTTGAGGAACTGTATTTATAATCGAGTTGATATAGTCATTTTCTGCAGCTTCTTCATTTCCTGTTAATGCGGCAGCTTGAGCTATATAATTTTTACGTTGAACGAAAGCTTGTGTTTTAAAAACATCCATCATTTTAGGATCATCTCCAAACTTGGCCATAAAGTAATCGTGTAACTGAGGAGTTAATTGTTGACCATTCTTAGTGGTTACAATATATCCACCATTTACAGTATCAGTTTTAATATTAAAACCAGCTTCTTTAGCTGCTTTAAATGCTTTGTCAGTAAAGTTTTGATATGGAACATAACGACCCATATCCATTCCCATAGCTTGTTCATCACTTGCTTTACGGAAATCTTCACGTTTGTATTGTAATGCTTGTAAACCTGCTTCCCAAAACTCTCCACCACATTCTTCACTAGAAGTACATTTACGGAAGTTTTCTCCACGATCCATCTCAGACATCCAGTTCTTGGTTTTAACCATATCATTCACCATGTTTTTATCATTGTAGAATGAGCTGAATATCTTGTTTGCGGCAGTTACATTTTCTTGTTTGGATAAATCCATACCAGAGATCTTTTTGATATCCTGGTCAATAGCTTTAAAGAACTCCTCACGTCTAGCAAGATTTGAATCTCGAGTCATAGGTGAGTTAAGTAATGTACTATATACACCACTTATTTGTTTGTGGTTTGCATCGAACTGTCCTTGTTTAGTTTGAAGGATATTTCCATAAAAGTTATAGTCAGGTTTGAACGGTTGAATCTGAGGGATGTAATCCGTCATTCCAGGAATGTATGTTGCCATAGTTTATACTTTGATACTTTAAATATAAGAAAAATTTTAAAAGTTTAACTCCTTATTCTAATAAACCTTTAAAGTTTATTATCCATTATTCTGGGCAGCTAGCAACCTTTGGTACTGTTCAAACTTGTAGTCAGGGTTATTTATGTTACCACGTTTACCTGTCATTTCAGTTTGAGCTGCATCCAAAGCATCTTTCCAAGACATTCCAGGAAGATCTTTATATTTCTTAGCCAACTCAATCATTTGGTTATGATCCTGTGTATTGGTATCCAATGGAGCCTCTTTACCAGTATAACGAACACGACCTCCTTCTAAAGGATTGATATTGAACTGAGGGAACATTGAGTTTAAACTAGCTGTTTGGTTCTTGTTTGTAACAGCATCGATATAACTTTGTCTCATGTTCTGACGAGCCATGTTCTTAGAATTGTCAAACTGTTGGTTTAAGATAACTCCCTTATCATACAGTTGAGTTTGTAAACCTGCTAAGTTTTGTGAGTGTTGATTATAGATATCAGTATTAACTCCTTCAGTTTGGTTTGCTACACCAACGTTCAAGTTATTAACACGACTCATGGTATCTGCGATAGACTTAGCACCTTGTCCTTGCATTTGAGCAAAACGAGCGTTGTAGGCTTGTGGTCCAGTAAAGATTTGTGCACCTTGTGTACCGATAGCCATCTGTTCATTGGTTGCTGCTATTTCTCTATTTGGGTCGTAAAAAGTAGGATCCACGTAATCTACTCCCGGAGTAGCTTGCCACGGGCCATATTTCTTAATACCAAAAAAGTCACGAGTAGCACCTGCAGTTTTGATAATATCTTGTAACCAATACTGATCATTTTCTTTAGCTGGTACACCTTGTAAGTGAGGTTGAGCAGGAACTCCAGGAACTGCTGGTTGTGTTAATGCTGTAACTGGATCTTTAACTGGATCAGCAACTGGAGCTTGGTCTATCTTTGGTTCGTTTAATAAGAAAGCTACACGAGCACCATTCTTACCATCAGCAAAGTTAGGTACATACTTATCTAATTCTTTGTTTAAAGCTTCAGGAGAATATGTCTTTGACATACGATCTCTATATGCTGTATAATTTTCATTAGGTAAAGGTGCATATTTTTCAAACTTACTACCAGTAGCACCAGCTTTTGTATCACCGTACGATCCCCACATGTATGCTTTGTGGAAAGGATCTGCTTTTTTATATAGTTCTAACTGAGCTTGTTTACCATTTAACTTAGAAGTATCGATACCTTTCTCTTTATAGAAACGATTATAGTCTTCAGTTGTATATGGAGAATCTGAATTTTGTTGTGTAGGTGTTGTTTTACCTTGGCTAGTCTTGCTGGCCCAAGGATTGATATCTGGATCTAATACTTCACCTGCAGTTTCAAACATATATTGACCACCGTATTTGGCAGTATTACCTAAAGGTTGTTCTGGCATTCCTTGTGTACCTAACATTTGAGATGGATCCATTTCTGTAGCCATTAAGTAAGGCATAGCAATCTCAGGGATACCATTAGGAAATCCTTTGATTGATTCTTGTGCTAAAGCAAGTTTAGCTAACTTCATGTTGTAGTTTGCAATCATTTGTTCTGCAGTTTTTTTCTGAAGTTTATCAGTATCAGGATCTGCTAAGACTCTTCGGAATTCGTTGATATCATATTTCTTTGAGATATCAGCTGGTGTTTTTGTACCACTTGTTCCAAAGTCTTTTAATATTTCTTGGTCTTTTATAGCCATAGATTTATCTCGAGAAAATATAAAAGAATTTTTAGGAACGTTTAATGGAGTACCACCATTAGAATGTCTTTCTCCACCAATAGTATAATGTTCTGTAATACCATCGTTGTTCATGTCGGTTACTATAGTCTCACCTTTTTCAGCTTCTAATGTAGCTTCTTCACGAGGTACTGGTTTCAAAGTTTTGTTAACTTCTACATCAGGTTTAGACAATGCGGTACCATTTAATACCGGCCATGGAAAGAACATCGCATTATTACGATCAGTATTTCCACCTTTCTTAGCTTCTGGCAAGCCTGTTATTTTTACTTTTCTCATGATAGTTAGTCTAAGTAATCTATTTTATAACCTTGTTTAATAAGTTCTTTTATTTCGTCATCATCCATTTCATGTTCTCCACCAAGTTTATAGCTAGATGGTGAACCAAACTGACCAAAACTATTCCCTTTAAATTGTTGAGGTACCATTTGATCTGGTCTGAATGCACCAGTATTTACATCATATGTACCTCTGTTATTTGAACCTGTTACAGGAGTAAATACAGCATCTGCATTTAATCTTTTTCTACGAAGTTCTTCTTGTCTTTTATATTCACCAGCATTCAACATACTTGTAATACCTTCCATTCCAGTTATAATACCTTCAGCTGCAAGTTGACCATATGGTATATTTGATGTAGCTGATTGTGTATAGTTTATACCTGTATTTCTTTGATTTGGTTTCTTTACATCTGTATCAAATCTTGTTGCATTAGGTGTAAGATTATCCATTACCTGTGTAGTAGAAGGAACAACGGCCGGAGCTTGTACACCAGTCATAGTAGTATTAGCTACTTGATTCGGAGGTGTAGGTGTTGTTTGATTGAAAGGATTAGCTTTCCAATCATATGAAGACGGTTCGTTAGTTTGTGATAAAGGAATCTGATCAGAAATAGTTGTTGGTGGTATTGGTTGTTGCATTTTCTTTAATCTTAATGCATGCTCATATGGAGTTTCTGGTCCAATCGGTTGATCGTAATCTTCACCGCCATAGGCAAACATAGAACCACCACATTTTTGTATCAGATCATGTGCACCAATAATACTCTTAGCTTCTTCATCAGCTAATGCATTCATTGTATTAGTTTGAAGAAACTGTTGAAAGGTATTTTTTTTCTGAGCTACAACGTCATTAACATCGCTTGCAGGTGGTATATGTTCTCCACCTGTTTTCACAATATTTATTTGACGAATAAACTTACTCAAGTCTTTCGCTAATCTAGGGTTATTAATAGATACATCACCTTTGAATATTCCGTTTTGACCACCAAGGTTAAACATATAATATAAAGGGCCTTCAGGTATTTCTATTCGTTTCATACTACCACCTTTTTTAAATTCTTGTTCTTCTGAATCTAGTTGTTCAATTGGTTCACCTGTTTCTTCATCTAACAAATTCCCATCTAAATCCGTCCCCGCTAAGTTAGCAAAAAATTCTTTCTGTTTATCAGAAAGTGGATGACCATATATTTGACCATCTTTTAAAAACTTTTGAGCCTTTTCTGGAGAAGGTCCTCCTGTAGAATATGTTTGCATTATCTTGGTGAATAAAGGTTTTTATTATCAGTTAACATTACCAACATTTTACGATCTCCAGACACTTTTCTTCTTAAGAACACAGAAGTTGTATAATGTCTGAACTTCTTACGTTGTGTAAAGTCTTTATTGTATGATAAATTGTTAAAGTTTAAGCTCTTAATATAACCGTTAGGTAATGTATTCCATATCATACGTTGAGCATTGATATTATATTCACCACGATCATCTGTTATATCCCAGAACTGATTGAATCTATATTTGTTTTCTTCTTTAGAATACAAGATATCAATACTGTTTACATTAACTTGAGGATATTGTAATAACAATCCTACATCATTTTTAGGCGTGATGTTAAGTCTTAATAAACCAGATACTTGTTCTGTATTATAAACAACAGCTTCATCAAAGTTAAAGTCTAATACATGGAACCTATCATGACAGTTTTTATGGTATTTGTAAACTTCTAGAATATACTCGATGCTTCTTAGTGTATTTATTTGTTGAACAGTATTTAACAAATACTCAACTTCAAAAGGATAATCGATACCATAGAAGTTACAATAACTATCACATCTTTGATTATGGATCCATACACCGTCATCAAGAACACTCATGAAAGTATTCTTACCTGGTATCAATAAGTTAGGATGCCAATCATGCCATCCAATCCAACCATCAGTTTTTGGATCATAAGACATAGTCCAACTTGCATCATCGAAGTATCTAGAGTCTCCAAGTTTAATAGGTAATATACCGTTAACAAGGAAGTCATCGTTATCGATGTAAACTACAGTATCAACCAAGTCTTTCTTTAAAGTAAAGTCTTTTTTACAGAAATATACTAAGGCATTTTCGTTGTCGTAAATAGACTGACAACCAACTCCGATAACCGGATTATCTAATAATTTAAAGTCAGGGAAATCATCAGTGATCTTGTATGGTAGATATGTTGCAAACCACCATTTGTTATCAGTCATTGATATTTCTTTTACTCCATCCATCAATCTGAAGATCTTACCTTGGTTTTGACTAATCCAGAATAAACCCATAGGTGTATTAATAGCACTTAATCTGTTTTGACAAGAACCATACTCGTAAGACTTATCAGAATTCATAAGATTCTGAAGAGGTTGTGAGAATAAACCACCGTCACCAATAGTAATCTTAGTACCAGTGTCTGTTTGTAATTGATCAACTCCCATAAATTGTACAGGACTTTCTCTATCAAACATTATTAAAGCTCCATTTTTGTTTACAGATTTAACTGTTGTTACTGTAGATAAAAAGTCTTTATAGTTATTTGGTAAGAAGAACAACCAGTTGTCACGCTTGCTTTCGAATTGTGCAGGTAAAGAATAAATAACACGATTAGGATCATACACAAAACATGTTTCTGCTAATTGAGGATCATAATATCTATCTTGAGTATTACCCCAAGATATGTAGTTAAAGAATGACTTAGATATACTCAATGAGAAGTCGTATTTATAGTAGTTACCAGAACGAATAATAGCTGTATCAAACAATTGTTTTTCGTTTGTGTAACGATATGGATCGTAATGTTGTTCAGCATCTCTATCTCCCCAATCGCGAAGATCGATATTAATCTCAGATTCAACAAAGAAGTCACGAACTCCTGAGTTGAATAAATAGAAGTAACCATTCTTTACACCAAACTCAAAACCTGGACAAGAGAATGAATCTAAACAATATCTTCCAGAAGGAAGATTAGATTGCCAGTTAGGAATAGTTGGTGGAGCTGGTGGAGTCCATTGTAATTGCATACCTGAAGTGAAAGTTTGAGTTTCATATTCTTCAGCATTCACCCAATAAGTAGGGTTAGGTACATTTTTATATTTAGTATAGTCAAATCCTGTACCATCTGGTTGATCATATAACCAATCATAAAAGAAAGGCATTGTATTCTTTTCAGTAAATCTACCGATGTAAGTATCACCACCAAACAATACAGTATTAACACCAGTTACTGATGTTAATGTTGCACCTGATTTAGGATTAAATACACAAGCTGGAATAACCTCTTGTAATATAGAATCGATTTGACCATATTGATTTCTCAATCTTTGTTTTAAAGCAACGTAATGAGATGCTGCAGTATTAACTGTATAGAAAGTAGTAGGATCATCATTAGTAATTGTACCAGAAACTGAAGATAATAATACTCTTGAGTTGTCAGTTACTGGTGGATCTGCTAATGCTGTTAATAGATTTATAGCTACAGTTCTACTTCTGTTTAAGTTGTTAATACGAACACTAGAACCAAAATCTGTAAGTTGTGGACCTATGTAATTAGCATCAGTCAATGCTCTTCTTTTTTGTCCAGCACTATTACCGATAAATCTATTATATAAACAATGAGAGTTATACTTAATAGCAAACTGTCTGTATCTTAACATTGCTTTAATGATTCTTAATGTAGCATCTGTACCTTCAGCAAAGTAATAAGCAAATGTAGGGTTAAGGGCACCAATAGCTAAAGCACTACCAACACCACCTGTTTTCTTAAATGCAGTATCTTCTGCTTCATAACTGATACCGTTTACATCCGTTACAGGTAAAAGACTTAATACATCATTTACAGCTTTCATGAAAAACTCACTACTAATCTCAGTACCTGGAAAACCTGGTAATGAAGATCCTGGGCCAGCTAATGTTGCAGCTTCAGCACCACTTATTCTTAATGCAGTTCTTGCTAAATCAGATACTTGTCGAGCAATATCACCTGCAATGTTACCAGAGAATGCTGGTAAAGGAACTGTTGTACCACAAACTGTACAAGGTATTGTACCTTTTCTAGAACCTGTATCAGTAATCTTTGTATTACCTGCCATTGACATAGCAGCTAAACCTAAACCAGCTAATGCAGATACTATAAATGCAACGTTAGTTACAAGTTTATGTTGAGGATGTTTTTCTGAATATTCAAACTTACCGTTAACATCACCATACACTGTACCATAAGATTTAAGTTCCTTTGCATTTAAGTATGGATCCGTAAAACTTGTTTCAGGTGAATGGAATGTAAACAATCTTTGAGAATAGTTTGATATTGGTGATGAAACTAATCCACCACCACTGTTACCAAAGATATCACACATCGGTATAGATGTAGGTATTTGTGATAAAAATGGATCAGGTCTTAAATCGTTGTAAGGATAGTTAGGATATGCACCAGTTCTTGTTGTAATATTACCGTCAATGGTATACAAGAACATGTTGTTGATCATACCTTTTGCAATAACCGTACGGTTACCTTGGCGAGATCCTCTTAATATTTCATAACCAACAATGTTAGTTATAACATTTCCAGCATTATCAACTGGTGGTTTAATGTTTTCAAAATCAACAGCCATTATACGGATCTTCTTAACACCACCGACATCAGAAAAGTGTTCAGTGTTTGTAGTTAATCCGTTGTCTGGAAATCTATGATGTCTGATTTGATTACCACATAAGTTATAATCTGCAGGTAATGTTCCAGGGTAAGGAGGAACAGCTACGTTAGCATCCCAAACATCTGATTTGTTATCTGGATATCTTTCTGATGATTCCCAATATCCCATGTATCCTTCTTGAAGTAATACACCAACACCATCTTGTGCTAATGTATTTGGAGGAAAGATTGTACCAGGGATTGCTGTGTTATTTACAACCCAATTATAGTTGAAACCACCAGAGATTTCTTCTGGTAATGCATCAGTTGCTGTTAATATTAAGTCACTTGGTAAAGGAGCTCTACCAGGAATATGGTATGAAGCTGATTTATCACCTGTATCATATACCCATCTAATAAAGAATGGATATACTTCGTCACGCATGTATCCTGTATTGTTACCACCTTGTCTGTAATAATCTGCAGGATATTCTACAGAAACCCATTTAGTTACAATCTGATTTGCTAATGGTTGATAGTTAAAATCAAACTTAGTTGTAGGCCCTACACGAAGTAAATAATCACCAACACTAAACATAGCATCAGTTTTATCAATGATAGGATTTCTGATCGGAATATTCTCAATAGGAACAGACGGCCAAGTTTGGCTAATAATATCGATAGTAACACGTTTCTGATGTGTTGAATATATACCTACTTTTCTTGCAACTGTTTGTTGATTTACAGTAGATATTAATACCAACTCATATTCATCAAAAGTTGTATCCATAGATTCTATTACAATATCTAGAGATCCAGCAGTATTTTCGTGGTAAAAGAGTGGTTGACTATTGCTTGGAGGAAAATAGTCAGTAAGTTTTAATCCTTTTATAACATAGGCTGCAACTACAAAATAAGATCCGTTAGGAATCGTTCCATTATTTGCACCCTTTTGTACGCGTAAGCACGGAGCTTTTACAAATCTAGCTAAACGTATTAAGTTACAGTCTAAGTTTGTAGTATCAGTACATGTAATACAACCTACAGGATATGTAGGATGTGTAGGGTTATTACCATTTTCATCAAGACAATCTTGGATCCAAGGAATATTATTGAAGTCCATATATCTAGAAGGATTTCTTCCATCATCCCAATAGATTTCAAATGTACACTCACTTGTTGCACGAGATACACCTTTGATAAGATTTGCTTGATTAAAGTTTAAACAAGGGTCGTTTACTTTTGTGTTGTACGTACAAGAGTTTTCAATGAACTGACCAATCTCAGAGTTTGTATTATCTGTTGAAAATATAGCCCATTCATCTGCTTGTATATGAATCATCCCTATAATTTTATAAGGAGCTTTAATACAAGCTAAGTTAGAAGGTTCGTTACCAAGTTTTCCTAAGTCACCAGTTACACTATTGTTGATAGCATTTCTAGCATGTCCCCATGAGTTTGTTGGTAAATGGAAATCGTTTATATCGGTGACAATCTCTTTATCAAAAGATTTAGTCCCTTGACTACTAGTACCAGCCATTGCTATTAAATCCTAAAGGTTCGTACGACTTAAACATGTCAACATATTTGTGATATTGAGCACGTCGGTTTGTTTCCCACAATTGTTTTAACTCGTTAAAGTTTGGCATATTAACTAATGATACAGCTTGTCTTCTTGCTACATGTAGTTTTTGTTGAACATACTGAAGTTTTTTATCTACCGGTTCATCGTTAAATAATAAGTTCTCAAGTATTCTTTCTTTTAATGCATACTCATAGTATTCATTTATAAGATCGTGATCTACAACTAATAACTGACCTTCGTCATTCTCAAGCATTCCTTGATAGTTAATATATACTTTACCACATTCGAAGTTGGTATATAAATAGTTATCTTTAATCCATGCTTGATTTGGAGAACTAACTCTAGTATTAGGGCAATCACAATCGATTGTTCTACCGCTGTCTTTAATATGTAACGGATGAAACCTTTTATATGTTCTAGTGTAAGTTCTTGTTATCTCGATAAGTTCGAACTTTTCACCTTTACAGTTAAGTTTTACACAAGGTTGTGTAGTACATGGATCAAAAGCAGTTTCACAACCAGTATCGCAAGGGATAGGAGTTTCTGTTTGATTTGGTGTATTACATACATCGATAACTTCTGGTGGTGCACACTGATAAGTAACTGGTTTGATTGGTCTTTCAGTTACATGTGTTCCAGATATTACAGGAGTTTCTACTGTAAACTCATCGCACATGAATGCAAAGTTTAAAGAGAAAAATGTATCTGGTAATTTTACTCTATGATTGTTTACTTCAAGAACATCTTCTTTAGTTTTGAATACACGAAGTCCTAGATCATAAGTTACACGTTTGGCAACTTTGATTAGTTGTTGTGGTTCAATCATATTCTCTAGAGTATAGTTTTGAAAATCTACTCTAACATCATCAACAAGTTGATCGAATGTTCTGTATTGTATAGTATATCCAGCCATTATCTTAATTGGTTTTGACTATCATCACCTCTTTCTTGAGGGATTTGTAATGTGAATCCTAAATCTTTAAGAACTAATCCTTCTATTTCTGCAAATAGATATTCAGGTATATGTGTTGGAGATTCTTGTCTTGGAATACAAACTTCTTCATCGCATTTAAAGTAACTAATATCATCTTCCCAAAGAGCTTCTACGCGTATTGATTCCCATTCTACATTCGGGAGGTAAAGATATCCGTCAAGAAACCAATAGTATTTATTGGTATTGTATTTGAAACTAGGCAAGTTGGCCATAGAAGCAAATGTTGCAGGATATGTTTTTATAACGTTTACAGACCCGTCGATAGAAGTAATACTTCTAAACAAAGGTCCGTATACTCCTTCAAGAACATTAGGTAATCTATCTTTAGTACGCATGAATGTACAACCAGTTTTAATACTTGTACAGCATGCTTCGATTTTATCTACTTCTATAAGTTCAACACAAGGTAATGGTACAAACAAACTCTGAAATCTCATGATTTTGTTTTCATTATCTTGTCTACGAATTAGAACTTTCGCATACTTTAAGATTAAGCTGTACACAAAACGATCAGTTAAGAAAGCATCTTCCTTAACAGCCTTTGCTGTGTTTCTTATTCTAGATATAGATTCGTTTATAGTAGTCATGATATATTGTTTTAATCAAGATCAAATTCGTTGTATCCTTCTGGTGCCTCGTGTCTGTTCTCTTCAAGGAACTTAACTTTTACTTTTGTTTTATATAGTTGTGATATCTTCAGATTATTCTCAACTTGTATATAGTTCTTCCAGTTTATTTTATAGTTGTCAGATACAGCTTTTGAAAACTCTTTACTAGCTTCAAACTGCCAAACTTCTCTATGTAAAAATCTATACTTTGAAGTACAGTTTGTATAAAAGATCTTACATAAAAAACTATCTGATCCAAAGTTTCTGTTTATTACTAGAGTGTTTTGCTTAATAGATTCACCGTAGTTTACATTCGTACGTTTCTTTTTTGGTGGTGCACAACTACCTATAAAAAGAAAGCCTAAGCTTTCTGGTAATTCTACACCATCTCTATTAGAGATAACAGTCTTGGTAATATTCTTATCAAAGGTATTGATTATATTCTTAAAAGTGTCACAATCAATAACATCTTTGTACTCTGGGTATTCTTCAATAAACTTATCAAAGAGCTCTTTATTTAAAAGACTTAGAACAGTCGGCCTAAATCTAGGAGCATTAAGATTTGGTTTTTTAAATGTTTTGATCTCGCTCATACCTCTAATATACAAAAAATTTATAAAGTTTAAAAATAAACTTTTAATGTTTAAAAAGCAAATAGCCCCAGATTTCTCTGAGGCCATTCACCTGTCAGTCACGCTGAAACCAACAAATCGTGACTTTAATATTATGGACAAGCTAATCCTGTTGTCACAACAGCAGGAGCTCCGCTAATGTATTGAACTAAAAGGGATCCAGTTACCATACAAACAGTAGCTGTAAATGGACCTGTAAGTACTGTTTTAACTTGGTTTCTTGTTGTACAATCTGTATAAATAACTCTTGATTGATCTCCTTCAAGTAAAGTTACAGTGTAACTGGTACAATCATAACAACAAGCATCTTGTGTTATAGTTAAACCATCTGTAGGACTTTCAGGATTTGGAGGAGTTACTGGTGCACAAACAATAGTTGATTCGTTTAATGCTAAGTTAATATTTGGCTTAACTGTACTATCGCAGTTAGCTCCTGCGTTGTAAGTATTACAACCAGTTAATACTCCTGTAAATGTTGCTTGAACACCTGCACCAGGAGCTGGTACTGTAATAGAAGGTATCGCAACATAACCTGAACCATTTGTTAACATTGTTATGAAAGTTATCATACCAGTGTTTAAAGTATCTACTGTAACAACAACCCCTGCTCCAGCTCCGCCTAAGTTAGCATTACTGAACTCGAAAGTATCACCAATGTTATAACCACTACCAGCTTCTATTGGAGTAACTAAAGGATTAGTTAATGTTATAGAGGTAACAATACCACCTACAACAACTACAGTATATAATGCACCAGATCCTGTTCCTGTTAAAGTAACTGCTGGTACACTTGTATAAGTACCATCAACATATCCGGCACCACCTGTAGTGATAGTTTGTGTTAAAATACCACCATCACCTACTTCAGCTTGAGCTGTTGCACCAACACCTGGTCCAGTAGCAATACTTACTACAGGAGGAGATAATGGATTATAACCAGAACCTGGATTTGTAATAGTAGCACCAGCAACACGAACTGATTCACAAGTTAATGTGTAACCTTTACATGAAGGATTTGGTGTAAATGTGTTTGTAAAAGGTACTCTATCTACAAGAGATCCTTCAACTTGACATGTTGCTTGAACATATCCGTCGAATACAACAGGATCACAAGTTTCATTATCTACAGTTACTGCAATAGTTGCAGTACATGCTGCACCACCGCCACCGCAATTCACGATAGTTGTGCAATCATATGCTCCGGTTCCACCTATTCTCCAACACACTCTGTGTGGTCCAGCATAGTTGCTGATAAAGTTTACTGTTATTGTTCCTGGTATTGCTGCCATGATATATTGGTTTTAAGATTTATATTATTTAGTTTTTACTTTTATAGTTAATGAGTAACAGTTACCTGTTGCACATATTGTGTTTACACGAATGTAGTATTCAGTACCTGATGTTAATCCACTGATATAATCAGTAGTAACTGTTGGGCCCAATGTAGGGTTTAGTATCCATGTTAAAGATGTAACTGCTCGATACTCTACTACATAGTTCAATGCATTTGCTGCTACCAACCATTTCAAGTTGATAACTGTTGGACTAATGCTTGTTGTTTTAAGACCTATTACTGAGTTACATGGTGTAGTAGGAAGAATACAACCTGGATTAGTTGCAGCAAGTATTAACTTTTGAAGAACAATATCCAAACGATCTCCTTTTTTAATATCAAGATCTATAATATCATCGCCCATATAAACAATACAGCCGGCATTGAAAGTCTCTGCACAAGGTTCTGGATCTGGACATGCTGGTAATGTGTTTTCACACACTGGAGCAGTAGTATATCCACCTGGACAGTTACAATCGTTTTTACATTTATGACAAGATTTGCAGCTCATGATCTTAGTATGTTAAAGTTGATATTACAGTATCTGGTGCTGGGCATAACAACGGTAAAGTAGTTACTGCAGCAAAAGGACAAGTTGATTCTAAAGTTCCAATAGTTAATCTAACACGTACGTTATATGATGTACCACCTGTTAATCCAACAAATGATCCACCTATAGCAGTTGGAGTTACAACACTATGAATAGCTTGTTGTAACATTACACTGTTTGTGTTATCCCATAACTCAACAGTATATACTGTATTTGCAACAGTTGTTCCAATGCTATAGTTAACATTAGTTAAGCCAGAAGTTAATACAACCACAGGACAGTTATTTTGATTTTGGATATATGTGTTTAATACTGATTGACATGTTGCATTAGTAGAACTGTTTGTTAAACATGGAACTGCTGTAATAGTTAAGTTACTACTTCCATTAACAGGAGTTGTTGTTAAGTTAATAGTTACACCAGCTGGATTGTTTAAATAAACAGGAATATCGATAGGATATTGGAACGAGTTACCTAATGCATCTGTAATAGTAAATAAAGTATTACCAGAACAAGGTAAGAACCCAGAAGGAATTGTACCTGTAATGTATAACTTGATGTTGTTAGCATCCAATGAGAAACCAGTAAGGTTTAATAAGATACCATCACATCCAGAAGGACAACAGTTAAGTTTAATATTTTGTATAGCTTTACGCATATCATCGATAGTTAACCACATGTTGGTTAATGTATCAGCTACGTTAGTAACGCCTGCTACCCAACCTGGTATTGATCCCATTGTACCGTTAAAACTTAATGCATTTGATAAGGTCAAACCTACTGGTTGTTTATCGATTGCAAAGAATAAATCGTTAGGTAATCCTGTTGCTCCGCGTAATTGACAGAACTGAGCTTCTAAAGCTTGTAATACTACATCGATTGTAGTTGTTTCTTGTGGTAAAACACATACTGGAGTTATCGCAGGGATAGGTGTTACAATAGGATCTTCACCCTCTAGAACTGCAATTCTTTGTGCATGATTTTGTAATGTAGCATTGATTGTTACAGTACCTTCAACGATACCACAAATCTTATTACCTAATGCTGTTACATAATCTTTTAACTGCATTGTAGTAACTTGGTCACCCAATGCATTAGTATAGTAGAAACAAGGAGCAATTATTACTTCACAATCAGGACATCCGGCTACAGTTGTACCAGTAGTTGGTAATACTGAGTTGCCATCACAATCTGGTTTACATCCTGTACATCCTTCAAGCTTACAAATACGTTCCATTAAGAACTGTAATAAAGCTGTAAAGTCTTTAGGTGCACAAGCTTTTAAGTTAAAACATGAAAGATCATAAGAATCTACATTAAGAGCAGTCATAATAGTACATAGTTCTGTAGCCATTTTGAACATAACATCAGAAATGGTATCTCCTTTACATAGAGATAAACATTCGATATCAGGCCCTTGCCAGATCACACAGTTTGATGATACTGGATCGCAAGTTCTTTCTTCTGCGTTTAGAGGTTTCATGTCTTTTAGTTATTGTGGATCAAACTTAAGTTATCACCTGTTAATATACAAATATTTTTTATCATTATCAAATTATACTCTAATATAACTATTGACATTAGTTGGAGGCGGACAGTCAACAGGAGGTATATTTAAAGTAGAGGTTACGTTGGTAGGTGCTGGACACGGTCTACTGTCAAGTACATAAAGAGTACTTTCGACACAAGTAGGTGGACAACATCTGTTTAAAGTAGATTTACACAAGTTAGGATCGTATAAAGACTTAAGATCCAAAAGATGTTTCTTTATCTCCCATTTAAGCTTATCCTCTTGGCAGCATATTTTTATGCCATATCGTTTAGATATAACTTCGTTGTAAAGAGCTTCAGCATAACTACAGTTAACTTTTTCAACATATTCCGGTGTACAAGCTGGTGTATAATACCCAGGTTTTACACGTCTTGGGTGTAGTTCTACTTCGGGTAATTCCGGTGGTTTTGGTAAACATGTATCGCAGTCAACGAAGGTTTCTATAACTGTTACATCATAACAATCTTGACAATCGATAGTTTCTTCAACTAACCAGCAAGTATCTCCACAGTTTTTAATGTGAACAACTTGACCAACGTATTGCGATAAATCTGTAGTTACATTTAAAACTAAAGCAGGGTTACTACAATCAGTTAATATATAACACTTAGGTAAACAAGCTTCACAATCAGCATATGCTTGAGTTACAACTACAGGTAATGCATCTACACAATTTAAAGCTTCAGTTACAGTCCAGCAATCACCGTTTACTAATACAGTTCCGTTACCTACATACTGAGTTAAATCAGTATTTGTTACGATAAACACATTAGGTTCTGTACAGTTAGTCAATACAAAACAAGGAGGATTACAAGTTTCACAATCTGTAAATACTTCTATTGTTTGAGGATTTAACAGAGTTATTGCACTATCGCAGTTATCAGCTTTAGAAATAGTAAAGCAAGTACATTCTGTAATCAATGGTAAAGGTAAACATGGGAATGCACCTTGACATTCAGTACAGTTTACATAATATGTAGCTCCAGTTAAATCTGGACGAGTAATAGGAATAGTAGATGTTGCTTTATCTACAAACCAACAAGTGGTTGCACTTATACTTGGTATTACTATAGTACCACCAAAGTAAGCAGCGAGACCATTATCAACTCTCATTGGTGGTAATACACCACAACAATCAGTTAGATCCCAGATAGTAATATAACTTTGAGCATCTACTACAGGTGCACCTACTGGTAAACCTGTACCACTTTGTGGAAGATTTTCAGGACATACTTTTATTACAGACCCTAACAAGTTGTTGAAATCATTATCAACAATAATAGGAGGAACTGATCCGTCGCATGCAGTTAATACATAACAACAATCAACAGAAGCTACGGTATTTATGTTAGTACATACATTACCTTCACAAGTATTTAATGAGTAACCATTAGGACAGCTGAAACCAGAGTTAATACCTGTATCAAAAGGTTGACCTAACATATCTTTTGTTGAAAAGATTATGTATTGATCAAGATCTGTTGGACCAGGTGTACCGTTGGCTGTAGTTATAGCTAATAACTGAGGTAAAGTAGCATCATAGATTTCGAATCCTAATGTTGCGGCACCACCAAAATTATAGATTTCAGCAAGAATAATGTTTGTTCCAGCAGTTAACGTTATTGGTATGATCTTCCAAGAAGAGAATGAATAACCATTGTTGAACCCAGGAATATAATCATGATTGATAACAAGATTACCATTGATAGTTAATCTATAAACATCATCTCCAGCAATACCTATGTAGTATGTTTTTGTTTCTGTAAGAACTTGACAGAAAGAAAATCCAATCCATTCGTTTACAGGACTAGGTGTTACTGTTGAAAATACTCCTACTTTGTTTAAACGATAATCAGCATAACCAGCTCCATATGGATTTTCTCCCCATACTGGATTTTGTACTTGATTGGTAACTAAGATTGGTACTAAGTTACTATCATATAATGGTGTTACTGTAGTAAAAGAACCTGGGCCAGCAACTATTGGCCAAGATTTAAAAGTAACATCTTCATAAAAGACAGCACCCATTCTACCATAACCATTATTTAAAGATCCTGGACCTGTAATATAAATCGTTGGATTCAATACAGAAGGTACATTAGTTACTTTACTACAATTACCCAATGAGTCTATGGTGTATCCCGGAGGACATCCACAAGGTATTTCGGTTAAACATACTGTTTGTACAACAACATCTGTAATACTATGAGAAAACCCAGTATCACAATCTGCAATAAGCTCTACATAATATCTTCTATAAATATCAAAATTTATAGATACAAGTTCTCCTACATATGTTGATAAAATAGTATCTGATATATTGATAATATCAGGGTATAATGAAGGATTACAAGAAGTTAGTTTATAGCAAGGCATTATGTAAAGTTTAGTATGTTATAGATTATCCTAAAGTACCACTAGCAGTTACATCTGTAGGTTTTGTTTCTTGTCGCATCCTAGCAGTTTCTGGATTATTTACTACGGCATTTTTTGTTTTTAGTGAAGCTAAATGTATTTCATAAGATGAGATACAGTTTGAACATACACTTGCTCCGTTAGATGCAACTCTTTGTTGACATCCGCAAGATAGTTTGGTTTTACAATTTGAACAAATCATTGTTGGTTGGTTTAAGGTTAATGACAGGATTTACAGTTCATTTTATCTAACAACTTTATAGCATAGTTGTAAAGCTCCATTCCCTTTTGAGGTTCATGGCAAAACTCTACTTTTGCT